AGCTTGCGTATAGCTGCAGCAGATTGGGTTGAAGCACCTGTACCTTGGTTTTCTTTGATAAACTCCTTTACCTTCTCTACTCCTTGCTCCTTCTTTTCTTCCACCATCCCCATAAACTTCTTGAAGTTCTCACTTAAATTCATTGATCATCACCTGCCATTCTTGCTTATTAATCCTACCGTTCTTGAGGGCTGCATTAGCTTGTGCCTTTGTTTTAATTTCTAACGGAGTGAGGTCAGGATCATCTGCAAACTGTGGGAGATAAGCGGGGTAGAACTGGTTTACTGCCACAGACTTACTATCCAACCCCATGAGGTTTGACATAGCCCCAAGAGAGTCATTAATACGCGGGGCGTACCTACTGTTCAAATCTTGGGTTGCTGCTGGGTCAGGTGTCTTGAAGATAACCCTGCCGTCCGGCAAGACATCCATCTCAATAGCCACCCCTTTCCCTTCCCAGAATCGAACCTGTTTCCACATATCGTTTGTGGTTAGCTGCATGTAGTCGTCAATCATTCCAGTGGCCTGAGAGATGGATGCAGTCCCAACCTTAGACAAGCCTTGCTTGATTGAGGGGTCGCCTAAATCTTTGATAAGCTTACCATAGAAGTTGAATTTCTGACCAACATCTTTAAAGACTTCAGGGTTGGCTAGGTCCTTAGCAATAGTTGCAAAGGTTTTCTCAAAGTGAGCAAGAGCTTGTGGGTCATTAAGACTTTCCTTGGCCATTGTCACCAGCCCTTGTGAGACAATGTTTTTACCTTGGATAGATACATCATAGTTTACCCGAGGGGAGCCAGATACCCCGCTTAACAAATCCCCGAAGGTGTTAATCATCTGCCCCATCAACTTATCATCCTTCTCTAGGATACGGGGGGCACCAATAGTGTTAAGGATTTGTGTAGTCATCTTAAGAACTTCAGGGTTGGCAAGCTTCGACACCTCCTCATATTGTTGATTACGGAGGATTTGGGAGATGGCGTTAGAACGCTTCAGTGCATCATCCTTAGACACAGACTTGTCCATAAAGGCTTGGGTGATGTCAATCTGCTTACGGAAATAGTCCAGAGCCTCCTTGGCTGCAGGAGAGTCAGATACAATAGGGGAAAGCATCTGAAAGTATTGCTGGTATGCAGCCTCTCCCATCAACCTCATCTGGGTAACTGCTCCCTGCACATCTCCACCCTGATTCAGGAGAGAGGCATTCTTAAAGAGAAGTTCATCAAGTTTACCATTCATAAGCTTGATACCATTCCCTCCCTCCATAAACTCACGTCCTACTTTCTTCTTCCCTTCTGTGTCCAACTTCCCATAATTCTCTGCTGTCGTTAGGATTTGTTTCTGTTCCTGAATCTTGTCCACACTAGTCTTCATCCTAGTGTAGTCAATCTCCCCAGAGGAGGTTATATAAGTAGGGACATCGTGCTTACCTGCAAGGGTCATGATGTTGCTCTTGAGGTCATCAAGTTGTTTAGCCTGAGCCTCGGCAGACCTCATATCAGCCTTCATAACCTCCTCAATCCCTGCTAATCCCAACACCTTGCGGGAATGCTGTAGAAGTTTATCATACAGGCCGGGGGAGAGGTTCACTGCCTCACGAGTAGTGGCGAGGATACGGGTCTGGAAATCAGCAGGAGACATCACACCCTGCTCTTTAGCAGCCTCATACTTGGCTAAACGAGCTTTAAAGCTCTGCTCGACAGGGTCAGCTCGTTCTTCAATATCTTCTACACTCCCTGCCTTTTCCCAGATAGAGTCTACACTACCTTTAAGGGTGCCAAGATCCATCTCCTCTTGTGCGAGGGCTTGAGGGCGACGAAGCATATATTCATCGATGACAGCCTCTTGCTCCTTCTCTAAGGAAGCCATCTGATACCCTTCAATGACTTGTCCTGCTAGCTCAAGGCCAGCCCCCAAAAGCACATTCCCGCTGTTATCAGCAGTGGGCTGACGCACATGCTTAGCTGCACCTGTATTAGCAGCCCCCATCCCTGTTGCCTTAATCCCGAACTCAGCCATATTATAGTTCACCTTTTTCTAATTTATCTGCATACTCTTTTGCTTTTGGGAGGNNGGTTAGACCTTTTGAGGATGTCTAAACCAATCTGCCTATCGTTAGTCATTTGCTCTGAGTATCTCGCCCAGTAGGATGCAAAGACAGACTCACGATTGGTCTGAAAGCTGTACCTATCCAATTTAACAATCTCTTCCATCATGGCATACTTATCTTGTTTGTTAAACTCTTTCTCATCAAGCATAGACATAAAGGAGTTAAGACGACGGTTGTACATATTGAAGTCATCTTCCCCTACCTTATGTCGTTGGTTCATAAGTTGAGTGTGAATATCTTTTGCCATATCTTTAATTTGTTTCTTGGCGTTACGCTCGTTACGAGTAAAGTCAATAAGATCTTCTTCCTTCTGTGTCGGCACACCAAAGAACATCTTGGCATAAGCCTCTTGCTTGGTGAAAGCCAAGCCTTGCTTGTTACCGCTACGGTACACCTTGTCCTGCATACCAAGCATCAGTTGCCCCTGCCAGTAAGAATTAAGACCAGAGGCAAGTTCTGCTGCCTCAAAGGCCATCATTTTAAAGGACTCTTCGTTCACCTCTTTGGTGATCCACCATCCTTGCATGTCATCCATAGCCTTTCCGAAGGAGGAAGCAAAGCCGAGGATAGGCACACGGGGACGGGTAACAGGATCATCATCCAACATGAGCCAAGTAGAATGAATGACATCCAGCATCGGTAAGAAACCTTCGCTGTAGGGGCTAAGGCTCTTGGTGGTCGCTAAATCGGGAGGATCATCTGGATAAACAACAGAAGCAATAACACCATTAACTGCATAGTCTACAAGACCTCTGCGGATGATAGGATGGCTCATTACTTCTTTTACTTCTTCGTTCTCTTGCCTATCGATTAGCCAATATACTAGAGATCCTCCGGGCAAGCCATACTTAACCCCATAACCACCCAGACGAACAGCAGTGAGTTTAGCCCGTTGTGTGGGGGTCATAGTGGTAGCTGTATCTTGTAGGAGGTTCATCAGGAGCTTCTGTTGAATAGCAGCAAACTGGAATACAATAGACAAGACCCCCTCTTGGTAGGGGAGATTGCCTGCTCTAGTCATATTACCGGCCCGTCTCCAAGACTCGTGAGAGATTTGCTCAATAACTTCCTTTGTGTTCCACTTCTTACCGGGGTTCTCCTCAATCCACTGGCTACGAGTTTGCAACCAAATGCCAAGTTGGTTAGTGATTTCTGCAGCATCAAAGCCTACGTTACGGGATAGTTGTGTGCCTCGTTGAGCTAGCTTAATGCCACTCCATTTAGTGAATGTATCCCGAGCCTTCTCCCAAGTCGTAGGGGCAAAGGACTCTTCTGCATTACGAAACACTCCATGGATAATGGAGTTCATATCCACAGACTGCACAATACCCGACTGCTTAATACCTTCCACGATTTGACGATATTCTGCAGGGGGTACGTTATCCAGCTTATGTGCGGCCTTTGCCATCTTGTCTGTGAGGTAAGTGACACTTGCTTGAAGTCCCTTTAGCATCTTGGCCTCGGCTCCCAAATCCATCATAATCATCGGAAGGAGGGCGAGATTACGAACACCATTGACAGGGTTGATTGCTACAATCTCTGCCATCTGCATAGGTTGAATAACCCATTGACGGGTAGGGAAGAGGTGGATGTAGGCTGCTGTAATAACCTTACGAGCGTTCATGATAGGGTTGCCAAGCTTCCCTGCCTCTCGTAGTAATTCAGCAGGGATCTTGATGTGCTCTAGGGCATCTGCAACATAATACATTGCCTTCTTCCAAAGGAAGTCACCAAGAGTTTCAAAGTTCTTCTGCCTTGCATAGAAATCAAAGAAGCGATGAGCAGAATCAAACTGCTTCTTCAAACCCCTATCCATATTAGGACGAGGAACAATATCTGTCTTAAGGGCTGGAAACCTATGTTCAGGGAGGAAGTCTTGGTATTGCTTGACGAAAGCTTTTTGGAAGGCATCATCCCAAGACTTAGTTGCCTCTAGGCGAGAGAGAGTCTTCATGGTGCGTAGTTCAGACACTAGGTAGTCTTCGATACGAGCCTTGCCAGAGGAGGAAGGGAGCCTATCTCCCCGCTTCATCGAATGCCGATAGAGTTCATTATGGACACTATAGTCGGAGACAACCTGCCCAAAGTTGTCTTGGCGTTCGGGGCGCACAGTAATCTTGTGCTCAGGGTAAAGGGCTTGGATTTCTGCAGCAGCCTTCCAAGCACCAGCTTCAGTCTTATCTGCTGCCTTAGTCTGAACATACTTCTCAAGAGCTTTAGGGTCTTTTACCAGAATGCCATCAACCTTGAGTTGGTTGGGAATGACATCGACATAGAAGTTTTCACTAACCCTACGAGGAGAATAGCCGGGAGTGCGAGGAAGAGTTTCAGTAGGCAGGATTCCTACCTTGTGCTTGGTGCCCACAAGGGCATAGTTGAGACGCTCTCCGCTATCCATAACAACAGGAGAGTCTAGGCGAACAATAGTTTTATCTTGACGGATACGTAGCTGTGGGGTAAACTCAAGGGCATTCTGTGAGTCTAGGTTCCAGACAGTGCGTACACCATCCAGCTCACTGGGCTTCACCTGTCTTGTTGCAGGCCCAATGAAGTTGCCGTTTGTATCAAATAGCCCCTCCATCCCTGCAGCAGATAGCCGAGCTTTCTCTAGGCGATTAAAGAAGTTATAGTTGTAGTCATTCAGCCGCCTCCAATACACCGAGGCTGTGAACAACTCGTCTACTTTCCTTGTAGAGAGATAGGGGAACTTGGCACTAAGCTCAGAAGGGGAGAAGTAGTCCTTACCTAGATCATTAGCTTCTTCAATGATGTGGTTCATCTCCTTGCCGTAGGTCTTGGCTAAGGAGGAAATCTTATCTTGTAGCTCTCGTACAAGTTTACGTTCAATAACAGCAGTACGAGCAATACTACGACCCGCAGCTTGTTCTACCCACTGTGGTGCCCAACCCGTAGGGAAGAGCCACCTACCTACGGAAGAGCGCGCAATACCAGAGACATCCAACCCAAACACAGAAGTCTTAATTGCATCTGGGCCGAATACTAGAGCGCCTAGTTCATCAAACTCTTTCTTCCATGTGTGCTGGATGTAGTGTTCTGAGCCTTCCTTAACAACCTCCACAGTGCCCCTATACGCTTCAGGAAGCTCCTCAAGCGATTTAATTAGGTTGTCCTTAGCCTTAGTAGCATCCGATTCTCGCAGGTAGCCAGAGCTTGAATTACGGCCATAGATAGCCTTACCTTCAAAGACATTATCTGTCTCTAAGATTGTGGAGTTGGCTTGCTGGTATGTGGGGCCACGACTCTCACGAATTACTTCCCATACACGACCAACCTCTTCTTCACGTCTTGTTACATTCATGAGGTTGGGATCATAGCGTGTATCTTGAAAGAGTCCACGCATCTCTGCATCCATCTTGTTTAGCTCTTCTACCAAATCAGGACGCATCTTCTGTTCTGCATCAGGGAGAGGCTTGGGCATAACCCAATCATGAACAATAGTTCCACGATCTGTGCCAAGAGCTTCTGCAAACTTACCAGATTTCTCTACCACTGCAACAGCAGCTTGTTTCTCAGCCACTTGTGGATTAGCCATATGGGTTACAGATGCAGGGGAATCTACTGGAACCTCTAGCATAGCCTTAGGGCCAGCACGGTTCACCATAGAGCCAATACCAATCCAGCTTAAGGGATCTTCTACAATAGAAGAGGCCATAGCATTAAGCTCTGCTTTGGCTGGTGTCAACCCCTGCTTCAAACCCCACTCTTTATGTTCTTTGAACAATTTCTCATTAAAAGAGCCAAGAGGTGCAAGGAACTCTAGGATGGCTTGACGCTTCTTCTGTGAGCCTGCGTCATCTGGATCAAAGGCCCACTCCTTAATCTTCTCTTGAAGTTGGTTTGCCTTGTCTACATCCTTCTCTACAAGAAGGGAATAAGCCTTGCCAATACCAGCAGGGATGGCGATTAGGACATCTGTAAGAGCAGCTACACCACCCTCAAGGGAGTGCCGAATTTGTGCTTTGGTTTCTTTATCCAACACTGTGTCTGTATAGGAGGTAGCGCGGCTGACAACCTCAGAAGCTTTCTGCACAGAGCGACGTTGCTCTAAGGTGTCTACAACAGCGTCTTGTGCTTCGATATCAGAGGCAGTTAGTCCGATTTGCTTTGCGGCAATCTGCTGGATGTATTTTTCCTTTAGGTCAGGTTCAATGAATCCAGTCATAGCGTAGGTAGCCATGATAGCTTTCTTTTGATCAAGAGGGATACTCTTATCTATAATAATAGATTCAAGAGTCCCACGGATAGTTTGATCTTGCTCTTTCTGCCAAGACTGTTGAGCCATCTCCACAAAGGCAGATGACCCTGTAAGCTCTAGGTCAGCCTTGGCTGTAACATAGTCATTCACTGGGTCTGAAGAAGACGTAGCAGCCGCATAGAAGGCCTTGGAGCTAGCCTCTTGTGGGGTGAGTTGTTGTGGAACCTCTTCTACAGGAGGTACTACGAAATCCATATCAGCCATTATTTAACACCCTTAGAGGTGTTGCCACCGAAGATGGTAGTAAACCCACCAGATTGATTAAAGATACTTTGACTGAAGTTCCCAATCATCTGCCACTTTTGCGCATTCACTCCTGCATCCGTAGACTTCTGCAGGGCTGCACTGGTTTCATCAGCAAAGGTTTGTTGTTGGTTGATGCTTCCAATGTTAGACCCCATCTGAGAAGAGATAGACCCTGTAGCACCTCCAATACCGGACGTTCCTACGCCCATCCCTGCATTCGTACCAGAGGCAACCACCTGACCCCTACGGATACGGGCCTCTCTTACTTGTGCAATACGGGCTTGTTGAGCCTCTACGTTAGCGGCCCTGCCTTGGGCATCCGCTGCTTCTCCTTGTGCTTGGGTTTGTTTCTTAGCTGCCTTAGACTGCTGCACCCCCGAGTAAGCGGTCGCTGCGGCACTGATGGCTGCGATAGCTAATGCTGGCATTATGCATCCCCCCTAGAGATATAGAACATTTCTTGGTCCACTCCCTCAAAACTATCAGGAATAGTCCCACAATATTTCATACCCACCTTTGTGCAAAGTCTCTTAGCCAAAGGGTTGTTAACGGGCACTTTTGTAATTAGTGTTTTTATCATAGGGAGTTCTCTGAAAGTATATTGCATCGCTTCTTTAGTAATTGGCAAAGCACTTCCATAGGCTTCAGGATGAAAGTGTGTGTGTACTTCATATAGCTCAAGGCTATGGGGGATCAATAGGTAGAACCCCAATTCCTTATCGTCTTCTACAACCCTTAACTTCAGGAAGGGGATGTACCCTCCATCTTGCTGTTCAAAGACAATCATGGAGTCCCCTCGGCTGACACAATGACACTCCAACCCAAGAGTCGCATATCTTTCCCTGCTTCTGATTCAACAAGGAGAGTGAGACTTCGGCCACTGCCCCTAAGCTTATTCTTTGTGACAATCACTTCATATCCGTAGTCAAAGGTATCAAAGATACCAGAGGGAATGTAGTTTCTCTTAAGTCTGTAGGCTTGGAAGGAATTTCCCCATTGCCCTGAGGCTACACTATCTGTCCAATTCCACTGGGCCCTAACACGACAAGAGGAGGGGTGAGATAGTTGTAGGTTACTCCCGCCATCAAGCTCAAAGCCATCCTCTGTCTTGGTGAAATAGAACCAGATGTAGGGAACCTGTTTGGTTCGCATCACATCCCCAAACACTTCATGCCCCGTTAAAAGGTAGCTAGAGAAGTTTACACCAACCCCATCGTAGCTCTTCCAGTCATAGAAGCTTTCATCATTATACTGGCTGAAGGTGAAGGATGTTCCTACTATTGTTAGGAAAGAGAATGGAGTGATGCGCCCTACGATTACATTATTATCCACAACTACTGGAACTGCCGTATTAGTTGTGACAACATCATTACCAGAGTAAACATCCTCTTCGGCACTTGCTGTCGTATAGTTAGGAAGTGCAATGTAGTCTGCTACATAGGGGACACCAGTGGCTATAGTTTGGGGATAGAAAGCTTGTAGGGTGAGGTCTAGGACCAGCTCCCTATTATACTTATTGACATAACTTGTCCCGGAGTACGCACTCGTGTTGTTATAAAGCCATCGGATCTTGTTCTCTTTCTCGTCGTAAAATCCTTTGGCGTTATTCTTCGCAACCTCCCCAATTGCATTGTACATTGTCTGGATTGTCGTTAGACTAATGTTCTCAGCCTTGTAACGGCCCGAGGCAGGGTCTTGGGCTACAACATAGATGCCAGCTTTAGTCCATGCAAAAATGGTGCCAATGGCCTCTACAACCGATTTAGGGGCTGAGAAACCTGTAGAGGTAATCTTGGATAGTTGATAAGAGGTAGCTATGAATCCATTGGTATCACCAAACACCTCCCAGATGCCGTTCTCTGCGAACACAAGCAGAGAGGTTTGTGTAGCAATAAGACGATAGATCCTAGTAGCTTCAGGGATCTGAATAGTGCCACCATCTGTATCAATGATGTCGCTGATGTTGGGGGATGTTGGATCAGCCTCTTGGTAGCACTTGCCAATTTTATCGGGGGCTGTTACTACCTGTGAGAAGAAGATGTAGTTAGAATAATTAGGAGACCTTTCATCAGGAGAATTGATATAGGAACTCACACCACTATAAAACACTCTGCCTGCATAAGAGGCTACAGTGGTGAAGCTTCCTGTCTCTTGATCGTTGAAGTAGACGTTACAGTTTGAGACAAGCCTACGACTAGCCCCTCTGTTGAACGCATCAATAATGTAAGATCCTTTAGCAGCTTCAGAATTATCAATAGAATTCTTAGCCATACTCTCTGGGTCGTACTTCTCAAAATCTGCCGAAGTAGAATCACCGATCTTACCCAAAGTCCAGATGTCTGCATTAGAGGGATAGACGCCTAGCTTGTTAAAGGTGCAGTCAATAGCATCCCAGCCCACCCCACATGAGGCGTGAATCTTGCTGGACCACCCTTGGTTCTGTAGGTTGTATCTGTGCGATACGTCAATAGTATCCCTACGCCAGTCGATGAAAGAAGTGATAGCGGAAGGAATAAAACCAATAAGATCCCACACACCCCACAGATCCCTCACCTTAATCTCCACGGTTGTCTGTAAAACTAAACCCGAAGAGGGAACATAGGTTAGGTAGATGGGCTTCTGTAGGTCTGCAGAAACAATGATAAGGTTGTTATTAATAACAGAGGTTTCGATCTCTGCATTAGCAAGGCCGGGGATGATTAAGGGATTTCCTCCATTGAGGAGGTTGCTTGAGGGAGAACTCGTTAAGAGGTCTACAAACCAAAGCCTATCAGCTACCCTTACGACACCAACAGAGACAGAGGCATCATTACCGGGATTCTCCCAGAGATGGAAAGACTGCCTAGTTCCTTCAATAATGTCTGCCACTAATCCTGTGGGATTCAGGGCATACCCATTCTCATAGTCTACACCAAGCCTACGCTCTCTAGAGCCATCTCTTTTTAATACAAAATTATCCTCATCTAAACTTGCATTCTCAGGATAGGTTAAGGGGCTTGCCTCAGTGATGAGTCCCTTAATGAATGTATTATATTGCTTGACTGATGTAGCCCGAGCCATAATTATTTACCCTGCTTGCCTTCTGCTAGATAACTAGTAATTGCCTTGTCTGCCATTCTCTCCGAGGTAAAAATCCCTGCAAAGGCAGCGGGAAGTTCTCCACCCTCGGTGAACTTAATACGATAGGCTGCAACCTTGGAGTCAAAGAAGGTGGCAACACCTTTCCCTTTTGCTGTGGTAAATGTACTCATATTAACCTCTTTTACGACCCTTACGGCCATAGTCAGGATAGGTGATTCCGCTAGCAACTCGCCATGCTTCTTGTGACTGACGCCGACGTTGTGTGATCGCGTGTTGTTCAGCCTTCTGATCTGGAAGCTGTCGCAGGCGTAGAGAGGCGGTACTCTTGGCCTCGTTGAGAAGGTAGCTGAAGGATTGTGTAGGTAGGTCAGGCACAAAAGTGTCACTCATTGACCATGTGGGGTAAATCTTACCCCATGCCTGAGTCTTAGAGTTCTGCAGGGTGGCGTCTACATCATTGTCGTATGAGTCAAAGACAATGTGTTCATTATCGAACGAAGTGTAGTAGGAGGGAGCCTGATCATTCTTGATGTTCATATGAACACCAGAAGCATCAATCACCTCTGAGATGTTGGTGCTTGTAGAGTCTCTGCTGTCCAAGATCCACATAAAATCTGCTGGCTCTTTGTATGTAATCTGTGTTACTTTGTCCTTAGTTTCTCCAAACTGCTTCACATCATATTTAACCCACATAAGGTCAATAACATTATCCGGTAGACGCATATGAGTAGGGAGCATATTATCTCCCGAAGCCTCTAACTGAAACATCTGATATAGGTGAGGCCAGTCCTTGCCATCAATGATGTTGAAGTAGGTGGACTTGATGATTTGGGCTACCTGTAAAGCCTCTACCGAATCGTTAATGGAGTTGACCTCATCACTATCCATATCGGATAGGATGTCTTGTACCATATCCAGTAAGCTATAGCGTGGCATTACCCCACCCTCGTAATAATGAAATTAGCACCTTGCAGTGTGAACTCTTCTCCTGCTGTAGTCTCTTTAGCCATGATGTAAAGCTTATCGCCTACAGTGACAGCAGGAAGACAGGAGAAGGCTACAAGATTAGAATCCACCACACCCGAGGTAGTGACAACAGTTTCTACAAAAGCCTCTTGAGAGACAATACCTGCTCCACTATCTCTTCCAAGAGTAAACCTAAAAATACTACCGTTTGTAGCGGGGATGATGTTGCCTACAAAAGTAATATGATAAGTCCCTGTCTCTGGGATATTGATGTAGCCTGCCGTTGTGTCTGCCGTCATCCCCAGCAGAGTGTTTGCCGTCCAAGCTATTGTGCCCCCTAAGGTGGCGTTGTTAAGTGCTTGGTAGGCGGTTGTTAGCCCTGTGGTGGCCCCTGCGGAAGTGGCCTTAAGGCAAGCTGCCTGAGATTTTTGAACACCAACCCAAACTCCACTACCTGCCCCATCGGACATATAAACTTGCCCGACAGCAGCAGTTAGATGCCCCTTAGGTTCATGGACTCCTTGAATATCTGTGAGTACACTGTGCTGTACCGCCATCTTTATTTCCTTTAGTTAAAAAATAAGGGACACCAGAAAACCTGATGCCCCTTATGTGGCAAGCTGCCTTGCCCTGTCACTTGTTACTGTGGGGCTTTATTTAAGGAGCAGGAATCCAGTAAGTAACGTAGACACGGAACTTACCAGCAGTTGCAGCAGCCACAGTAGGTACAATCCGAACCACAACAGGCGAGGGAGTAGCGAAGCCTGCACCAGTACCGGTTAGGACGAGAGCACCACCACCAATTACACGATCACCAATTGCATCCAGTGCGGTTACAGCAGCCGAAGCCACCAGACCATCTGCATCATGTGCCGTAACTGCCTTGGTCGTAGCATTGTATGTATAGGTACCTACATCAATGGCAGTGGGGCCTACAACAGCCGCTTCAACAACGATCTGGCAGCCAACGAACACCGAGCCAGCAGGGTAGCTATAATCTAGCATGGTGTACGGAGCTGCGGTAGTGCTGGCGAGATCGAGGGCATCAATGTCATAAACAACNNTCAGTACATGATCGCCAACCTCACCACCAAACTTACCTTCAACGGAACGAGGGCCATAAGCGGAAAGTACACCTAGGCCAGTATTTGATTCAAGAGACATAATGTTTATCCTTTAAGATTAGTAGGTTGAGGCAGAGGTGAATACAACACCAAGGGTGTCGAGACGTTGAGCGCCGAAACCAAAGCGAGAGGTTACTTGGAACTTATCATTACGAAGCTCCTCATCACGCCAACCTTCAGTTTTAGGCATACGACGCCATGCATGCATAATTGGCTTGCTACCATCATCTGCAATACACATGAAGATGTTAGCAACGTCACCAACCTCTGCCGTATCGTTAGCAAGACCGTAGGACGAGGCATTCAGTGCTTCCGTGGCAGTTTTTACTGGAAGGAAGTTACTGGTGTACACATCAAAACCCATAATGTTACGGACAAAGCGATGGGTTGAAGCAAAGCCAGTGGTCATCAAACCTTCAAACTGAGGGTTGTAGCTAACCGAAGTGGTATTCAGAACCAAGCTGTTGATAGTGGCCTCCACGATGGGGTCTACAATCGCAACACGGCCTGCTTGTGGGACATTGGCCTTGTCAAAGGAGAGCTTCATAGCGATGAAGTCACTAAAGGTCATAAGACGATTGGTAGCAGCGGCACCACCAGCAACCCAACGATGAGGACGACCATTGACTAGGTTGACGCTAGCGGAGGTTTGTGCGCCACCAGCGGTGGAGAGGAATCGAGTCTCATGGTTCTCACCAATAGCCCGAGTAGACTCCATAGCCCGCATACCCATCAAGGTGTCGATCTGAGCACCATCCTCACGGAGGTCATCAGACACAGCCCACGCATCACCAACATAATCGGTGATGGACAGGGTGATGTTACCAGTGTCGATTGGGTTGTAGACTAGGGGGACATCCTCAGCAGCATCCTGCAGAGTCACCGTACCTACAGTTTTAATATTCAGAGTCGTACCAGAACCAAAATCAGAGACATCCCGATACATGCCTTCAGGAAGAAGGACATCAGGAAGATTCTCTAGAATCATCTGTGAATAGACTTGGGCTTCGATAAAAGCCTGTGGAGTTGAAGCGGGTAGACCAGTTACGTTAGGCATTGTTTATTCCTTAGGAGTTGTATTTCTTGTTGACCATTTCACGGGCATTTTGAATAGCCTGTTTAATATCTTTTGAGGAAGCACCAACCATACTCACCTTAGAGCTTAGGGTTCCTTGAGAACCTTGCTGAAGCGATTCGGTGTTAACAGAACTAGCAACCTTACCTGCAGGTGCTTCCTGTTTCTTGGTGATTCCTGCTAGCTTTAAAACTACGTCAGGGCTGGTAGCAGCTAGTTTATTCAAAGCAGGTACGGATAGTCCAGATTCTTCGGCAACCTTAACATACATCGCTTCGGCTTGTTCCTTAGTTCCAAAGGTGTTTTGGAAAGAGGATACAACTCGGTTGATGTTTGCTTCAGCCTTAGCTTGGGCATCTCGTTGAGCCAGCATTTGAGTAACTACTTCTGCTACGTCTTGTGTCTGTACTCCTGCAGCGGCTTGTGGCTGTGCTGGCTGTACTCCACTTTTAATCTCTTCCAGAAGTTCTTCAGTAGTGCGCCGAGCAACAAGCTCTGCTTTGATACGAGCATTCTCTTCCTCAAGAGTTTGGATATGTTGCTGTGCATGAGGAACAGACTTAAGCGCATCTTCTACCGATTTATACTTCTTGCCTTCACCTACAAGTTCTGCAATTTCTGTCGGAATATTGAGAGTGGGTGAACTGGATACGGCTTGTACAACAGGTTCGGTCGAACCTTCAAAAATAGAGCTGTCAGTCATTTAAAATACCGGGGTCAGGTACGAACTTATCTAGCTTTTCTAGTGCTGCAATATAACCAAGTTGGTAAGCTAGATACTTTGACCAATCTGGTTTATCGAAACTATCTTCAGAGAGAGTTTTACGTAAATGTAATTCCTTCTCTTCCTTTAGTTTCTCTTTAATGATTTCTAAGGTTTGCCTCTTAGATATATCTTTATCTAAAATATTCTTTAACATGAATTATTATAACATAAATAAAAGAAGATGTCAAGTATTATTTACATCATGTTTTCTTCAAGGGGGGTAGCATCCTCTGTTTCGACAGTTTGTTGGGCTTGGTTGATTAGGCGTTGAGTTTCAGCCTGCTCAAAGATTGCCACATTATCCTTAATGAAATCAAACTGTTCAAAGCCCATATATTCTTCAACCATGGTTGCAAGACCTTTAGTAGAGATATGCGGAGCAATCATCTGACCGATTGGGCCATTAAACACACCCACCATATTCTGCATTAGTTGAGCACGGGCTGCATAATGTCTAGCACCAATAGGACGTAGTTTTCCTTTAGCTGTAATATCATCTTTGGTGATGTTCATGAACTCGATAACACCAATATCATCATCCATCACTTTGATGAGATCAGCAGTGTCTAGGTTTCGTTTAGCCAACTCAAACATGCTGTTCAAGAGGGGTTCAAGGAACTCCACCTCAAACTTATTAATCTTATGCTGAAAGATTCGGCCAGCAGCATTCTGCAATTGTTGCACTTCAAATGCAGTTTTCTCACCGGGGCTGCGAATACCCATAGCTTCACGGGGGGCACCAGCCATCTCTTCCATCAAAGCCAATAGGGCAGCAATCTCGTTATTAACCTGAAAGGCTGCAGCATTAGGAGGGAGGATGCGCACATCACCATCTTCAGGCACATGGATGTCAACACCCGGCCCCCAAGTGAAGGGGTCTACATCCCCTACAATAACTTTAGGGGGGAGGATGGTTTGGTCTAGTGCATCAGCCTTAAGGTTCTCTAGGTGGTCTACGCGATATTGCATACCAACTAGGTTGTCTAGCGGCCCCATTGCATATAGGTTATCTGGACGATCTCTCCAACCCACATGAGTCTTAGTATCCCGCCCTATCCAACTAGGGTTAGCGATGTTACGGATAACATAACTACGATCAATGATTGTAATGATCCGATTCTCTTGCAGTTCTCCGGTGACATCATTGTAGACATCCCCCTCAAACTCAAGGATTTCAATCAAACCAGACTGGTAGTACTCTTGTAGGGTACCAAAACCATCTACAATGAATCCCTCGGCCTTGTTAACATCCTCCATCCTAAATGCTGAAACACTACGACGAACTTGTGTAGCCTTATTGAGGACAGCCTCATCATAATGCAAGTCTGGGCGAATGCGGACTTCTTTCAGAAGCTCCCCAACCCCCTTGACGTAACGGGTGAACTTAGGGGACTCTTTATAGGAGGCTGCCGTAGGGTTAAACACATGATNNAGGGTTAAACACATGATCGAAGGGAGAGATACGGATAGCCTTTGGACCTACATATGCTACAACCTCTTCTCCTGTTACAGGGTCAGTGTATTTCTCATTAACCCAAATTGCTTCAGCAAAGGCATTGCCATAATCGATGTAATCATACAATGCTTTAGATACAATGCTACGGAAGTTGCTCTGACGAAGCTTATTCTTCATGTAAGCTTCTACAACAGTACGCTTCTTCTTTGTAACATCATCTTGGCTGAACCCTTCCCACTTCAACCAATTGTCGTTAGGGAAGGCTGCATCCATGTAGTTAGCATGGAGGTTGTCCCGGATCTGTGTTAGTTTAGGGATTGTAGTGGAGTTTCTCCAACCAAGGGTAGAGTTGGTTGTGGTCGTAGTGTCTGTGGCGAACAGGTAGTTACGAAGCTCACGCCATTCAGCTTCCTTCTCTGATCGTTGTACACGCCAGTTTTCATATAAAGAACTAAGTTGTCGGGCAAGTCCATCCCGATCAATGAGGTCTCGAATTTGTACCACTTTGCCTGCCATGCTTTAACCCCGAAATGCACAACCACCAAAGCGGCTGTGATAGACTACGTTAGAATTATCCTGCATCCTGTTACGCTGCTTAGGAATAATTGCAATTTCAATTGCTGATGCTAAAGCATCCTTAATGTCATCATGTGGAGGATGACGCATAACCAACTCTTCTTCTAAACTTTGGCAATTACCACCACGGTAGTGCCACACCTGTAGGTTGTCGTACTTAGGCTCTAGGGTGGCTGCAATGCGCTCTTCCTTCGTTCCTTGGTGCCTAGTAGGATGGTTCTCATCAATGGAAAGTGCAACTCCGTTAGGCTTGATGTAGCTCTCCTTAAGCTCTTTCACAAGAGTCTTCTGAGCCACTGTAGTTTCAGCCCTGATCTTCCTAAACCCCCACTTCTGTTGTGCTGTCAGAATATGGTTGAAGTAGTCTGCAATACGCTCAGTCTTAAACCGATCAATCTCTAGGATATAGAAATTACCTAAGTAGTCTACCCCAATTGTAACTAAGGCTGTATGGTCGGATCGCTTACCCAATGAGAATGCAAAGTCAATAGCTGCATACACATTTAGTTTACGATCCTTAATGTACCAATCGCCCTCTATAGTGCTTAGTTGAGTTCTCTCATAATACTGGAACTTGTCCGTATTGATGGGGGAGTTCTCGGCATTGTTCGGGTTATTGTAGTATTGACTATAGAATTGTGTAGTGTCTACATACTTAGCCTTAATCCGAGCCAACACCTTGTCATCAAACCCAAAACTCTTTCCATCTTCTCGTGATTGACGAGGCCAGAGAAACTCTCCGTAAGTTTCTACAACCCGTTGAAACAACTCATAAACTTCTGCCTCATCCTCAACCTCACCCTCGTCATCAAACAAAGTCTCCTTCATGTTGATTAGGGTGTCATAAATATCCCTTGGGTGATAGCGGGTTCCTACAACCCATTCCTGTGCTCCCGGATTCTCAATGGAGGCCAACTGAGAGTAGGCTGAAGCAACCTTACTGCGACCCTCTTCCGTGTAGGCATTACCCGGAACCACGATGTCGTCTAGGATAACTACATCAGCATGGAAGCCAGTGAAGTTAGAGGTCAGGCCTACAGCTTTAACTGTCGGGTCTCGTACACCCTCTGTTTTCCTCTTGGGGTGATCCACTGCAATCTCTGCTACAGCCCACTTCTCCCGCTTTCCTTCTTCAGGGTGAATGAGGTCAGGCCAATATCGACGGCAGATGGGCGACTCTAATACCTGTTTGATTTGGTATAGCTGTTTCTCTGCTAAGTCAGCCGTAGCTGACATATAGAAGATTGTAGTTTCCGGGTGCCTTACAATCTCCCAAGCTGCCCTGTAAGCCATTAGCTTACTCTTTAGATGGCCTCGGGGTAGGAGTACCAATTGGTTTTCCTTAGCCTCTTGCCGACACCACCATGCGATCAGCTCCCTATGAACCCCCCCAAGTAATAGGTGAGGGGCTACAAGCTTAATAAAAACCTCTAGGTCTCTTTCTGCAGCTAGTCTAACTGTTTGGTAATTATCTTTCGACATCAAGTTGTTCTTTTATCCAGTTTTGGCAGCTAACAGCAATATTTCTTATCTCGTAGCAAGTACCGTAGTTTTCTACGACTCCTTTGAGGGCTTCAGCGGCATTAATTCTGGAATTGGTTGCATAATCGCTGGCGGGGGCTGCGGGAAGGGCATTACTTGCGGCTTCGTTATGACGCTGCACCCAGCCATTAGAAAGGGTGCAATCAGCAGAAGGTTTTTCATCATGTACCACCTTTACAATAGTTTTAGTGACTACCTTAGTTTTTTGGTTGGCTTCCCAATACTCTCGTTCAGTTTTAAGAGTAATCTTGTTACGTTCTCTTTCAGCTTCAAGAGCCACTTCGAGTTGCCTAGCCGCAATAACAATTTGTTTATCACGTTCATGATTTACACCTTTATAATATCCATAGCCCCACACACTAGCGAAGAGGGCTGCTATAATACCAATCTTGTATGGAAGGGGAATTAAACTTAAGGCCAGCATATTACCCCCTAAACGCACTAGGATCGTCTGAAAGCTTCTCAACAGCCTCTCTGGCTACAAAGGGAGCTAGAACTACGGTAAATGCCGTAGCGAACTCTACAGAGCCAACCTGCCCCATATCTGTAAATATCCCTGCCAAGAAACGGCCAAGTAGGGCAATAAGGGCAAGAGACACCCAAAATAAAGTTTGGCTAGGGTTCCCTCTACTGTCCAGAAGAGTAGGTAGTTTCATTCAAAATTCCCTATAGAATATTTGTTGCCCTTTTCTAAATTATCTTTCCACAGAAGCACTTGAAGATTATCCTCTACATGAAGGCCGCACACAATAGAACCATTTAAAGGGATGATGTGGTCTACATGCCACTTGACTCCGGTCAACTGTGTACGTAATTGAGCAAGTATAAAAGCCTCTTCGATTAATACCTTATCTCCCCAAAGAGGTGTAGCCTGTTTTTGCAGCGCATATCTCTTAGCCGCACTTGCATTGCGTTTACCCCGATTCTCTTTAGACCAAAGAGCAACTCTTTCATTGATTTTATATGTGTTTTTATTGCGATATGTTTTCTCTTGTGCGGCCACTTTATTCCTGTTACCTAGACGATATGTTCTAGTAACTAAGCTTCTACACTCCTTACAATCTGAGGAAAGACCACATCTAGTATTACTACGTTTAGCAAACATATCTAGTGAAAAAGTTTGTTTACACTTAGTACACGTTTTCACGAATCTTGTGCCCCATACCTTAAGTTAGCTGCAATACGTCTTGCCCAACCTCTGCCAAAGGTTTCCCAACCCTTTAACTTGGTCATAAAGTCAAGGCGTTCAGCAAGAAAGAGCATAATGAAGTCTGTCTCAGTGTTCTTCCGCATAGCCTCTAAAGTAACGGGGCCGTATACACCATCCTCGGCAACGCCAAGAGCACGTTGCATAAAACGAATGGACTGAGAGATGCCACTATTAACCGCACTGTCCACAAGTTGATACCCGGCTCCATCTGAGAGTTCCTCACAGTGGGCCTTAAGCCAGAAGTCCCGGTAGTATATAGCAACTGCCTGATTTCGAGTAAGCGTCGAGATGGAAACATTGGGGTAGCTCCTCTTACTGATCCCCCAGTTCGTCTCTCCTCCGGGGTCTTTTGGATTGTTGACATACCCCCCTTCGTGTCCTAAGACTCTGTTAATTGCAGTTAAGAACTTAATGCTCACTGTCTTCTTCTTTAGGCGTTAGTTCATCAATGGCTTTTTGTACTTTCATAAACTCTTGCTCCAACATCTGCCCTTGCATCTGTAACATTTGACGCTTAAGGTGAAGGTTCTCTAGTTTCAGTTGCTCTAATTCAGTCATGTGTTTCCTCTATTAGTTTCTGTATGTCTCTTGGTATTAAGCTGTAGTGCTCATCAGTACGTAGTAAGTTACTCCACCCATCTTCACGGCCATCTTTCTGTCGGCTGTATAGGAGCCAGAGGTTCCTACACCAGATCCACATAACACCTCCGTTGTTGTGCCACCCTGATTGAAGTACAATGTACTGCTGGTAGCATTATATAGCATATCGCCATTGTTTGATACAATCTGAGAAGAACTTCCCCAGTTAAATTTGTTATCCCCTAGGCCGATACCAGCAGTCGCACATCGAGTCCCCAGATAGATGCCACGTCCTAATTGATCTGCTACTTCGGAGTTAATATGAAGGCCGTAGTTAGCAGAACGAGTACCAAGGATATTAAGGCCCGTTCCTTGGAAGTCTTCGATCAAACCCCCTACGTGATAGGCATCAGTAGCAGTACCTTCTACAACAAAACCAAAATGGTTTGCTTTACCTGCACCAGAGAAGTTGTAGATCAGAAGTCCTACATAAGAACCTCCATCCTTACGTGCTTTTGCAGCGATAGCACCATAACGGTTATCTACGTTAATCTCAAGACCGCAAATAGCCCCCGCAGTAATTGCAGCAGTAGGACCAGTGGCCCTCGCCCAAACGCCGGTGCTAATACCAGTAGTTGCAGTATCTGCTACAACTTGACCATGTACACCAATAGCATCTCCAGTACCCCCTGTGATACGGACACTACCTGTTAAACTGTTTGGCACCCCTGCCCCAGAAGTTTTAATAGTTTCAAACAAGGCGCACGAGGCGTAGTGAGCAGTATTAGTATTATTATAGCTAGTAGTGTTCTGTACCCAAACCGGGGGGTTAACACTACTACTAGTAGAGCTAATATTTAAATATGTTCCCGCTGTTGACCAATAGCCGTCTACTCCTGTAGCAAACCAAGTACTAGTGTCGTCTGTAGGAGTACCTAAACTTGCGGGTCTATAGTAGGAGTCATTAACATCGGGGTCATAGATATTAATCTGTACATTAAGATTAGAGGGGGGAGTCCCCTTGTAGCCGTAGGTAGTCGTACCTACATTAAGAGAGGTGTCCACTGAACCAGAGAGAATAATGGTACCTGAACCATTGGGGGCAGAGGTGAAATCAATTGCTCCTTGCGAGCAGTTTACGCATTGACTATCAATATATGGGTGCCAAGCATTGCTAGATAACACAATACCACGATAGGCTAGGTCATCTGCATCAGGAGTCCCGAAGACAGCTCCAAATACAAACCCACCAGTCCAAGTTACATGGTCTGCGTTAACATAGACACCTGCAGTGTACCCATCGTCTGAAATACAACCGGTAAAAGTAGTCCAACCACAACTAATATTCCAATTGTATCTGTGGTTATCTCCCCAAGGGTGACAATTTGTCCAGATAGTGCCACCAGCACCGGGGCCTACATAGATACCATCATAAGCATTAGCAGTAGTATGACTACAGAGAGCTACATAGATATTAGAGAGCTTACTATCATGTGGGCCATCCCAGTAAACTCCCTCTTTATCACAATAACCTACATATAGGCCATCAACACTAGCCTCCATGAATGGATCATACTTAAGGGCATCACTGTCAGCCCATGCTGCGGTAGAGTAACCCCACTTGGAGTAGACCCCACGCTCTTTGCAATAGGTGATCTTTACCCGTTCAATCTTAAAGGCTCGTGAGTAGGTGTAGATGCCATGACCAGCAGTGTTGTTAGTTTTGTTTCCATCTATACTAAGATCAGAAATACCCCAATACTGGGCACCCTCCGCTGAAGTGCTGCCACTAATCAAAGTACTAGTATTAGTAGTTGTAATAACAGAGGCGTTAACACCATTAGCTAAGTAAAGAATAGTTACATCGATCCCGGAACCAACTAAGTTTACCTTAGATGGAATGACAAGAGTACTACTAATAATATAAGTACCGGCAATAAGTTTAACTATACCCCCACCAGCCGCCGCTGCGGCATTAATAGCTGTTTGGATAGCAGCAGATGTAAGAGTAGTAACTTCTGTTCCAGTTGCAGGGCTAGTCCAAGCAGGGGTGCCTGCACTACTCACAGCCAAGGTCTGACCAACAGCACCTACAGGAAGTTTAGAAAGCGTGTTTGCTGCACTAGCGTAGAGTAAATCTCCCTTAGTCCAAGAAGATTGTGCGGTGCCACCATAGAGAGGAGAGATAATACCACCACTCCAAACACTGCCAGTTGACATGGTTTTATAGGTGAGTGTGGCAGTAGCACCCCTCTCGTTGATGACGTGAGCGGTAGTGGCGAGTTGTGTTGTATTAGTCCCTGCAGCAGCGGTAGGGGCGGTAGGGGTTCCTGTTAGGGTGGGCGATCCTGCAAATACTGCTGCCCCTGTTCCTGTTTCGTCTGTGAGTGCTGCAGCTAGTTGTGCCGAGGTAGCGACTAAAGTGTTGCTAGTAAGATTGATCGTCTTACCAGTGAGGGTTTGGGTTCCGGTGAGGGTTGCGATAGCAGAAGTGGCAATACCCCCATCTTTAATAAGTTTACCAGTAGTTCCGTTAAAGGCGGCTACGTTACTGTCCACTGCAACAGCGGGCCCAGTTACATCGCCAATACCAGCACCAGAAGCGGCTGCCCACGCAGCATTACTGCCCACCTTAGTGAGCACATGACCCTCTGTAGCTGCAGCAACATTACTGAGGGTATTAATAGCTGCTTGCGCGGTTGTGCTTGCAGTGCCGCCATTAGCAACAGCAAGAATGCCTGTAGCATTCCCGAGGGCGCGATCTGTTGCGTGGTAATGGAGTGCTGAGTCTCCCGCATCAGTGAGGTCAGTCACTTGGACAGGGGTGAGTATTGGGTCACTCCACTCTGGTATTCCGGTACTAGATACAGTTAGGGCTTTACCAGAAGTGCTGACAGCAAGTTTGCCCAGAACATTAACAGCAGGAGCATAGATGATATCTCCTTTTGCATACGTTGTTTGAGCTGTGCCACCGTAGGCCGTACCTACTGCAGTGCCGTTCCAAGTGCTCCCAGTGGAGTGTGTTTTGTTTGTAAGAGTTTCTACACCTGTCTTAGTGACAACAGCAGAGGTAGCTACGCCACTGTCCCGGAGAAGTTTACCTGTAGTTCCATCGAAGGCAGAGAGATTATTACTAACTGCAGAGATAGGGCCATTAACATAATCTGTTGGCCCCACATCGGGGTCTGCCCACTTAATACCATTAGGGTGGGTGGAGTCTGCAGTTAGAACTTGCCCGTCTGTACCCGGTAAAATTGTTTCTAGGCTGTCATAATCAGAGGTGACTAGTGCCCCTACTTCTGACCTTAAACGAGATGAAAGAGTTGCGTTATCTTTGGCCTTACTCATTTGATTATCTTAGTCCGTAGGTTGATTGCAGCAGTTTCTCTATCTTTTAGTACCTGTGGAGCATCTTGTTGGGAAGCGATGTACTCACGAATACTACGAATGCTGGCGAGATCGATTGTCTTCAGCTCTTCAATTGCTTTTACTGATTCGATCGCATCGAGTTCTGCTTGGGAGGGCACATATGGGGGTTTGATGTTCGCCCGCACCGTTGCGATCAGGCTGGCGTGTTCCGATAGATCAGTGCCAAGGTCCGCTTCCAGCATGTCCATCTGCACATCGGCGTAGCTGTGGCAACGGACTTGGATGTCGTTCTCATCTACCCATGTGGCTTCTACGCTGTTGGTGTCGGGGTAGTGGATGACTTGTTTTAGGATCATGACGTGGCTCCTCTGATNNATAAAGAGCCTGCTGAAATGTTTGTTACTCTGATGTCAATGTTAGACGACGAAGAGCCAGCAACTTCAATTCTATAATTGATCGGATTAGGTCCTGACCAGAGGCCGGTCAAAACTACAAGATCATTGCTAAGGAACATAGAATTTGATAGAGTAAAAATAACCGAGGCCCCAGCCGCCAGCGCATCGGCGGCCATCGTGATCTTCCCACTCGGCCTGTTCAGCGTCACTACCGTACTCTTGCTCGTCGCCTGCGTAACCGTGCCCCCTGCGCCTGCGCCGTAGCCCATCGTGCTGGATGCGCCTGTGAGGGATAGGGTGCCGGGGATGGTGACTGCGCCTGTAGTACGGTTAATCGTTAAGGCGTTATACCAAATGTTTACGGATCTCCGATCTAGGCAGTAGTCATAGCCAGAACCAGAGGCCGCCATACGAGTAGCCCATAATGCGCCGTTACTAAAATCCGAATAAGAAAGCGCCAAACTGCCCTGCCCTAACGTATCGGATGGCGGGGTATAAATATCTACCGGCATTTCAAGGGCTGTTTTCCCAAAACCCGCCCAGCCAGTTGTTTTAAGAGTGCCAGCCACCGTACCGTTCAGCATGGCGAAGTTCTGCGCCGCATCCCCTGCCAACTTCGCTTTCTCCGCATCAAGTTCGTTCAGTGCAGCCTGCACCGTGGTCGCTGCGATGTTGCCTGCGGGGGTGTTGGTTACAGTCGATGCTGTCTGGTCGCCCGTGTTTGTGCCTGTGGCCGTTCCCCCTCCTGTAGCAACTGTCGCATCACTGATTGCAGTGTTTAACTGTGCGACAGTGAAGGTGCCTAGGGAGGTGGTGTTACCTACCGAGGTAACATGCCCTGACAAGTTTGCATTAGTAGTCACTGTCCCTGCCGTAAGACTAGCTGCAGTCCCAGACAGGTTCGTCGCTATGCCAGAAGAAGGGGTGCCCAAAGCCCCTCCATTGACCACAGGAGCGCCAGCCGTTCCTACAGCTACAGCAAGGGCGGTGGCTACTCCTACACCGGGGGTGACACCAGCCCAAGTAGTAAGGTCTGCATCGTATGCCTGTACTGTAGTGCCAATATCAGTGTCTAGCAGATAAGCCTCTACAGGCAGATATCCTACATTCCAAGCGGAACCAGACCACACCTTCATCTCGCTAGAAGTGCTGTTGAAGTAAAGAGCACCTACAACTAAGGCATTCCCATCGTTATCTAGGGTGGGGTCAGCAGCTTTGGCCCCAAGGTATCTATCATCAAAACTATCCCAAGCTGCTATTGCACTGGTGGCACTGTTGATTGCATTTCCCTCACTAGTGAAGGCATTACTTGCACTCGTTTGAGCGTTAGACGCACTTGTGGCTGCATTCGTTTCGCTTAGTAGGGCAGCCGCTGCACTGGCTATTGCATCTGCCGCATCACTATTAACTGTTAAGGCTGCTCCTTGTGCTTCGGCAGATGCACTTAGGGCGATTGCCACTGCATCTTGAATTTCTAGGAGGGTGACAGAAGGGGCTACAATAGCACTATAGGTAGTGACTTCGAGGATATCTCCTGCGTTGGCAGAGGAGGTTAATTCAATGCTAGTGCCCGATATTGTGTAGTCTTGGGGGTAGAGGAGTTTAACCCCGTTAAGAAACACATCTGTAGCACCATCTTCCAAGGGGAAGCCGAATAGGAAGGTTGTTTCTAGGCCAACAACGGGAAAGTGGAGAGTTCTTTTGGTATTGTTGATTGTGACGCCGCTACCGCTTACCTCCGGTATTTTACCGAACAACCTCACTACAATCTTTGAGTAGATCGGGGGGACTTCATTTAAGAATAGGAGGGTTTGTGTAAGGGGCTGAACAACATAAGCAGAGGGGGGAATTGTTACACCATCTACAGTGATAATATACATATTAATGGCCTTTGTAGACGCCAGAGGAAGAGTGTAGCTGGGTTCTCCTGTAGATATGAATTCCCACGTGATCGGGATAACACCCGTCAAATCAACACCAGAATTGTCTACAAACTCTAGGAGTTGTCCTAGGCTGACTAAATCATTAATGGACGTGGCTCGACCGGAGTTTAGTACCCTGTTTCCATTGAGGTCAATGTTGGCATTCATCTGGTTTGGCTGAGAATTATCTCGGCTTAGGGTGTTTTCAATTGCAGCCTCAATACGGTCGAAGTTATCATTGAGTGCTGTAGTGGTGTTGTACCCTGAGGTGATATTGTTTAAAACAAGTTTTGACATTTCTAATTGTTTCCGGGTTTCTTACGTTTACGGGCCACTTCTTTCTTAGCATTAGCGGCTGCAGAAACAACTCTGACGTTGCTCTTGTTCTTGGAGCCTCCTTCGGAGAGGGGCTTCTTATGGTCTGCTTCTCTGCTGTCCCCTACCTTTAAGCCAGCTTCTTTACGAGCTTTGTTTCGGGCTGCCCTATCCTTCACTCGATTGGGTTTGTTCTTCTTCTCCCAAGCAAGCTAAAGCTCACGCTTATAATCACGTTGACCGTTAGGTTTCGTAAAAGGCATGAGCAACTCCTTCCTCTAAAGACTCTTCTTCAGTTAGGTGGCTAATCGCCTTAGCTAGTGATTGTACGTTGTCGTGGTTAATACCCATATCTTATCGGACTATAGATAGCCCTAGTCTCTCCATGTCGGCTGCAAGAGTGTCTGACACCCCCGCTGCAATTTTCTTCTGCCGTTCTACTTCTGCCTTGGAAGGACGACCCCTTGTTTTCTCTTTGTGCTCATCAGTGACAAGAGCTTTGGCTGCCTGAAACCCCTTATTCTTATCCCGAGACTGCTTAAGGATTGTTAGCATAGCCTGAGCCTTATTCCTAATCTCCAACTCATCTCGCCAATCTTTAACCTTATGTTTGATGTTTGATCTTTCAGCCAACTCAACCCAATGTTCCCAATTGTCAAATACATCAATAGCAAACTGATATTCTAATCCGGGTACATGATCATAGCTCATGTATATTTGTTTTAGGCTGAGATACTCTACCCCATCTACTGTATAATTATTATTCTTAATAGTGAAGATAGGTGTATGCTTCTGATTAGGCTTTCTTGTTTCCCAGAAGAGAGCAGTAGTTAGATAATTACTGTTTGTTGGTTCTTTGAGAGGGTTTGTCTGTTTGTATTCATTCAGCCTCTTCATCAAATCACTAGGTGTCATGTATGTATCCTTTTGTTTGTTTGCTGTTCTTATAAAGAACATCTAAGATGTAATTATACACTATGTATGATATTTTGTCAAGTGTTATTTTGTAACTTGTTGATTTTATTGAGAAAATAGTTTTCTTCCCCCGCCAGAATTTTGAGCTTTTGTTCGAGGGCTAGATAGATCATACCTATCTCTTCGAGAGAAGCGTCTTGCTTAAGTCTATTCGCCCTCATAGATATCACCCAAGTATTTTTCTTGGTGTACCCTTTTGCAGGAATGATCCTGTCCAATGTGGGTGAGTTGTCTGTATACGTCCCTCTTCCTTTTTCTATTTGAGATCCAAAGACAGGGCAGACCTCCGGTATTACAATATCCTCTAACTCAAGATCAAAAGGTAGGTCTGCCAACCTAGCTCTCTGTTTAGCATTTGTCCACATATCATAAGAGGGATGTTGATTCTTCTGGTTTTTTCTGGGTCTCTCTCCCTTCTCGTACCCTACTTTTTCATAGTATTTCCTCTCAGACTTTTCTCTTTCTCTTTGCTTTCTTTGTTCCTCTGTATATATTCTTGGTCTCCCTCTTCCTTTGGATGTTTCTAGTTTTCCTTGGCGTACTAGTGAGTTATAATGAACCTTACAATATCCTTGTGCTTCATGTTTCTTTGTACAGCCCTCGATTAGACACATATAATTTCTCCTATTAATATAATATTATACCACATATCCCCCTTAATGTCAAGTTTTTTATGAGCGTCTGAAAATACGAAATGCACTATATATACACACCCCCCATCCCCCCTTGCCCCCCTCTCTCCCATAACGATGGCAAGACGAGCTTGCCTCGTCTCTACGAATCGTTCTCATTTACCCTCTACATGATAATCATTCTCATTCTCGCCAAACTACTGGATGTATATACATCAATGTATATACAATTTTGGGTTAAATGTATATACACCCTCTCTCTGACATCCCTTATCCCTTATCCCATCAGGCTTCAGGCACACTTGTTGCTTATCACCCTACCTCTCGTGTCGAATTGTCGTCATTGTGTCGGAACTCTCATCACCCTAGCACGTTCCATGCCACATTAAATGTCCTTTGTATTCAACAGGTTGCCCCATCTGGCATAGCTGGCATGAGATTCGCTACAGTATATTCACCCGACAGGCTGACTTGATTTACCGGCTTCCTGCTCGTTAGTACAAATGTACCATTGCATCATCCGGGGAGAGTCCGCTATAGTTCTCCCTACCTGCTCACGACAGGCTAACAACGTGAGACCAGCCGGCAAGTGTCTTATCCTTGCCATCCGCTAGGTCGAAACGACATGGACAGCCCACGCTGTTTGAGTGTGCCAATGGTGATAATAAGAATCATTATCATCTGGACTTAGCACAATACTTGGACAAGTGATGGCCCCGGAATAGGACGGCGAGAAGGAAAGCGCCCATGAGGGATACAGGATTGTATCCGGTTTAAAGACCAAACTTCGCCTAGAACTAATGGCTTCGGCAGCCCTAAACCTTAATGGCATGGGTTGGTGACAAGAGAAGCCGATACAACAGAGCAGCTTATATTCGTAGGCTGCTCGATTGTGTTTAATAGAAAGGTCAGTCATATGAAAATCTACCTAAACCTAGGTAAGACCCCAACAGTTTCGAAACAAAAGCGTAACAAACTAATCCTTGCCAGTCGCCGGAATGGTAAGGTTAAAGCATTGCATCCGGCTTCCATCCGTGTCTTAAATCTTAAAGGAATAACACAATGAACAACGCTGAATTCACCAAAAAGCTGTCCACCATCAAGCGTCATAGCGAAGGCCTTGCTAATGACGTCCATTCCTGCGCCATGTTCTCATTGGAACAGGTGAACATCCATGGCAACACTGACCCCATGAATCGCATGCTTGGGGTGCTGCATCAATCCCAACGTAAACAGGCCCTCGTTGTATGGTTTGAAGACCTCTCCAAAGGGGTGCTGCAAAAGGATAAAACCTTCAAGTACTCCAAAGGTAAGGCCATCACTGTGCTAGATCAAGGCGAGAAGGTGGAGTACACTCCCGAAGATGCCATTGTCTTCGGTGATGCGAATCCCTACTATGACTACACTCATGAGGTGAAGCCTCCGTCTTCCTTTGATGTACTCAAGGCTGTTGAGTCCATGCTTAAGAAGATTGAGCGTTACACCATGGAAGGGAAACAGGTTAACCACTACGAGCTGAAAGAGAAGCTCGCAGCCCTAATCGAAGGCTGAACCAAGTTCAGCAAAGGCTGAAACATCCTCAGTCCAGATACCTTAGCAATAGGGTATCTGTGCGGATAATGTTATCCGGCCATGAGGAGTTGTTGTGTTTTATGCAATGATCTTTTATCCAACAGAGTACAACACAATTTGTGTCCGTTCCCTTAGGGCAAAGGGATTCTCTAGCCTTGAGGCTGCCAAAGCTGCCATCATCAGGGTGAAGAAGGACGGGTATGTTAAGAAGTTAGGACAAGCTGCCCCAATGTGGAGCAATGTAAAATGAATACATTCCTAACCAAGCTGTATGCTATGCGAATGGCGAATGTAAACAACAAGTGGGAAATTGATTATCTTTTTGACATGGAGATTTGGTATGCTTAGCCCTTATTATGAAACACACACTCAACACCTTCAGCGTAAAGCAAAGAAGGTCGGTCATTGGGCTATGGCCCGATGGATGATGAAACAAGGATATCAGTTCCGGTATGCTTATTTTGTCATCTTCAACAAATTCCCTAAAGAAAGCACGAGACAAGCTCGTCTTGTCACACGATGAAAATCTTGTTGCTGTTGACAACCCATTATGTAGGGATGTTTGCTTAAAGCCCTTCTCAGCCCTTCAAATTGATGAAGGTAGGTGAAGGTATGGAAAAGTTATTTGAAGGGCACAGAGAGAATCCTAGTGGATTCTAGAGGTATTCTTAACATCATAGGAGGACTGCATAATGAAAGAAGCCATCATATTCTATTGCTTCCTTGCTGCCATCATAGGGATGTACCTCTTAGGGCAGCATGACAACATGGAGGATGTTACAAAAGGATGTAATAACAAGAATCAATTCATTGTTGATAGTGTTATTTATCAATGCTATTCTTTTGAAGGATATAAAGAGGAAGAAAACAAGAAGGATATAGATTACAAGAGGCTAATGTAATATATATATATATACTGACGGTATAGATATACTGACTGGCTGAGATGTAAATAGTATAGCACGGATTGGCCTCAATGTCAAGAACTTTATGAACAGAAAGAGTCAACAAATCATTGTAGCCTCTTGTTACGATAAAAGAGGCTATCTTCTTTCAACTGCTGTTAACTCCTACACAAAAACTCACCCCAAGCAGGCCTATCATGCTGCAAAGGTCGGTCATCCCCTACGCTGCTTCCTCCATGCTGAGATAGCAGCCATCATTAAAGCGAAAGGAAAGAAAATACATAAGATGAAAGTTGAGCGGTTCGGCAAAAGGGGAAACCTCCTGCCGTCACATCCTTGTCCTATTTGTATGTCAGCCATCAAGGCTGCTTCTATCAATTGTTTGGAGTACACCGTATGCTAATCAAAAAAGTAACTAAGCACATCTCTGACATTTTCATCGGAGAGGGTTGGGAGAATTGGGTGCGTGTTGACACCCGTAAGGGGGTTGTTGGGCGGAGTGACTCCATCTCTCTTATGTTTGCCAAAAGTCTCTTCAAGAAGGTGACTCATGGATAAGATACGTCAATACCTAAAGGAAAGCTACCCTCGGGTTGCCTCCTCTAACGGTTATCGTGAAGCTAAAGCAGAACTTAATGCCCTGATTGGTGAGCATGGTTTGAAGGGGGCCAGAAAAGTACTCAGGGAAGCTGGGGTTTCCCTCCTTCCGATCATCATCCCGACATACCCCGATGGAGATTACACCTTCAAGTCTTGTACCACCACCATTCTGGTCGATTGGAAAGAACAGATTGTCTGTAAGCATAATTTAGGGTTCGTGGGTATTTCAGGTGTATACAACACCGAGTTCATAAGGGACGGGCTGAGGTGTTTTGTTAGTGATCAAGGGAGCAGTCACGATGGGTATTACCTATCGTATTGGATTGAGTATGGGGAGATCTGCGAGGACTGTGGGGTTGCCTTTATTGACCGTGAGCACACCCATGTTTGTGAAACATGCTCGGCTTCCTATCGACTCCTCGAATATCATGCCAAAGCAGAGGACTTGCTAGGGCTAGAAGAAACCCGAGAAACTCTTTTTGGTATTGAGCTTGAGTATGAGGACCTCACAGCAAAACAGGTAGCTCATAGTTTGAAGGGCCATGCTATCTCCAAACGTGATGGGTCTCTCAGTTCTAAGGGGTGTGAGGTGGTTACTCGCCCCGCTTGTGTTCAAACTCATAAAGCCAAGTTGAAGCCCTTTTACGATACGGTGAAGGTTGCGGCTGCCAGCAACACCGGGATGCATGTCCATGTGGATAAATCCAAACTGTCGAACTACCAGATTGGCTTTATGATGGAGTTCTTGAATAAAGAAACCCTCATCCCACACATCGAGGTTATTGCTGGTCGGTCATACAGCACAAACACGTATTGTCGGGCTGATACATCAAAGAAAATGACGTGGGGAAACTCGTGGGATGACTCTGCTGCTAAAACTGTAAGGTGCCCCACGGGGAAATATTCCCCCCTCAATACAGCAAAGGATAGGACAATTNNCAAGTCCTGAGTCCCTGTTGGAGTGTAGCGCCAAGCTTGACTTTGTTGCAGCTTTGGTTAAATACAGCAGCCCCTATGCTATTTCTGTCAAGAGGCTGCAAGATAAGTTTACATGGGAAACATTCCTCTCTTTTGTTGTAGCCAACAAGAAAGAATTCCCTGATTTTGTAGCTCTCCACATCAAGAAGGAAGCCTAATGTGTATTATCATCAGTAGCGAAGCCGGTAAAATCGTCCCTAAAGAAAATCTCGTTCAATCGTTCAAAGCAAATGACGACGGAGCAGGGTTTATGTATGCAGAAAACGATGAGTTGTTCATCGAGAAAGGGTTTATGGATTTTGAATCCCTTTGGGAAGCCTATGAACCTCATCAAGAGAAAGCCACTGTTCTGCATTTCAGGATCACTACCCATGGCGACTCCGATGAAGAAAACACTCACCCTTTTCGTATTGGGAAGGGGCTGGCCTTTGCCCACAATGGTATCATTGATGCAGTAGATCGCCCCGATAAAACAAAGAGTGATACCTATTGGTTTAATCAGAAAATCCTTGTACCTATCTACAAGCGAGATAGTCGATTCATCTTCAAGGATCACTTCAAAGAACTTATTAAAGAGTACATCGGTTTCTCTAAACTGGTGTTTCTGAGCAATAAGGGACACTCAACTATTGTAAACGAGGAAAAGGGTGTGTGGGAGGATGGGGTTTGGTACAGCAACACCAGCTTTCGTCCTAAGGCTGTTAGTCAGCCTAAACAAATCAAACCCTACACTGAACCCGCCCTATTCACTGTTGGCTCTCGGGTTAATGTTGTATATGAACACAATAAGCAGTTGAATGGTGCAGGTACCCTTGAATACTTTACCGGAGGGCAAATGGTGGGGATTAAGATGGATGGTGCAGACTACACCCGCCTTGTACACCTCAGCTTTGTCTTCCCTGTTGTCGTTGAGAACAAGTTTAAGGTGGACGATTGGGTTGTCCGTAATGATGGCCTTATGCAGGATGTTATTGGTGAGGTTAAGGGGACTGTTGGGGATAGTGTTGTTGTCTTCTGGCTCAACGATGATGGCAAATTTACTGGGCCAAATTATGTCATCAAGGCTGATAAGTTAGAATATTGGTGGTCTGAGTCGTTGGAGGGATCTGCATGAAAATCAAAACCAGTGAAGCCACCGGGATGGCGCTCGATTGGCTGGTAGCAACNNGGGTACACAAACCTTCGTGTCAACCCACACCCTTGGGATAATGCCCTATTAATGGACCCGCCAAGAGTTAAACACGGACCCGTGTATTTGGCAGATATTGCCTTCTCAACCGACTGGGCACAAGGCGGGCCGATTATCGAGCGGGCACGCCTAGCGATTCAGCCAGTCGATGGCTACATAGGGTTTTCATGGGTTGCAGCAGGCGATTCCGCCACACTTGAGGTGTTTCCGTACGAGGGAACTACAGCACTTGAGGCGGCCATGCGCTGTTATTGTGCCTCGCAACTAGGAGACGAGGCGGAAATCCCGGAGGAACTGGCATGAACATCTTAACAAGTAAGTACAGTGAGGAAAGTTCTGTGGCCTTAGGGGAAGCCCTAGGCTGTGCTGTATACAACCCCTATCAAAGGGTTTTTTACCGGAATAGCACCCTTGCTAATGGCCCTAATTTTAATTTTGGCTGCTCCGACTCATCCTTTAGCAACCTCATGAATCAACCCGAGTATGTGTTTCGGTGTGTTGATAAGGTTGCCACATTCAACCTACTAGAGCAGCACAATGTACTAATCGTGCCTTGGACACGGGATAAGGATGTAGCTCAAGGGTGGCTTGACTCAGACCGCATCATTGTCAACCGAGCCACTACAACAGGGAAAGCTAATGAGGGGTTGTCCTACTCCTACAAAGGGTTGGAGGATGTAGAGGACGTACCATTATCCGAAGATGCAGTCATTTGGACACGTTATGTCAATCACACAAGGGAACTCCGAGCCTACGTGTTTAAAGGCAAGGCCCCCCTCATCTTTGAGAAGGTGGATGTTCATGGTGAATGGTTGTTCAAACCTGTTCGAGGGAATGCCAAGCTTTTAGATCAAGTGGGTCGGTCACAAGCTGCATTCAGTGGTTTGATGTTTGCGGCTTTTGATATTCTTGAATGTGTTACGGGTGACTACTACACCCTCGAAGGTAATAGCGCACCTAGTTTGTTGGTGTCTGCTGAGATTATTCCTCGACTGAAGGAGACTATTGAAAATGGAATTTGATTGGGAAGATGCTGTTAATTGGACATGGACTACTGCCGGAGGCATCAAGTTTCGAATTAGGGTAGAAGAAGATGGTGTTGTTGCTCTTCTTGTGGGGTGCGATAACCCTTGTTGGTCGAGGTGGGCAGAAAAAGATGTTGTAGCAAGGTATATGAGTGCGTACAAGAGGGTTGAGGGGTCTAATGATTTCTGCGGCCCCCGCCAAAACCCTATCATTGTCAAGATAAAGCTTATGGAAACTCGACGTAAGAAGTACCAAGAAAGGAAACAAAATGAAATGGGAAGATGTATTTGATAAATATTTTATTATTAATAGGTACGAAGGCTCCGTCCTAGTGTTTATCCCTGGATCTTACAGGGGGGGTTCTATTGAGTTTGTTTGGACTTCTATAAAGAATATTGAGGCAGGGGTCGATCTTCAAACCTTTAATAGAACGATTTATAATATAGATGAGTGGGAGATAAGTGGGCCAAGCCTTCGAACGTTTGGGGATTGGATACCCATGGTGGTTCTTACACAAGAGGAGCGAGTGTATAGAAAAATCAAGGTGTTAGAGGAGAGGTTTAATAAACACCGGAAGAAGAAGTATGCCACAGCCATCTAAAATTACGGGGGATACGTTCTGTCCTGCTTGTCGTGAAAAAGGTAGAGACAAAACAGGAAACCATTTGCTACTGTTCAGTAACGGGAATAAATACTGTTCAAGGTGTGGTTACAAAGAGGTCGGAAACCCCTCCCAAGAAAGACAACAGGAATATATGAACCTAGAAGAGATTGCATCACTCCCGTCCCTATCTCTCCCAGACAGAAAACTAAACAGCAGCACCCTTGAACACTATAAAGTAAAGGTGGAGGTTGATGAAGCAAACGGACAACCAGCAGCCCATTATTACCCGGTACGCAAGGATGATGCCGTATCTGGATACAAGAAACGAACTCTGCCTAAGACATTTACGTCAATTGGGGACGGCAAGGGAGCAGTGGAATTATTTGGACAAGCTACTTGCCCTAAGTCGGGAAAGCGATTGCTTATTACAGGGGGGGAGCTTGACTGTCTCTCGGCCTACCAAATGCTCAAGGAGAAGTACCCCTCCTACAACCATGCCGTAGTCAGCCTACCCAAGGGGGAGAACCCCGCCTCGGTTAAGGACAATCTAGCCTTCATCAATGGCTTTGATGAGGTTATTCTTTACACTGATATGGATGAGGTGGGTCGTAAAACTGCCGACAACATCGCTAAACTCATTGGCCCCAAGGCCAAAATTATGAAGACCACCGAGAAAGATGCCTCGGATATGCTAGTCAAGGGGAAGAAGGTTGAATTCTTGTCAGCTTTCTATGATGCTGAGTCTAGGAAGCCTGATGGTATCATCTCTAGTGTTGATATTAGCCTAGAAGCTTGTATGAAACCCACTGTCTTTGGGTATGAGTCCCCCTACCCTGAACTTAATAAGATGATTGGGGGGCTGAAGAAGGGGGAACTAACCACCCTAACTGCTGGCTCTGGTATCGGTAAATCTACCCTCGCTAGGGAACTGGGGTATTGCCTCCGAAAAGAGCATAACCTCATCGTCGGAGACATCCGTCTAGAAGAGAGCGTAGAGAAAACTATTCAAGGGTATGTGGCGCTGTATCACAATGTACCTCTAAATCGCCTCAGGAAGCAGCCTACGCTACTTTCTCCCGAGCAATGGGGGGAAGCCTACAACAAGCTAATTAAAGAGCGCTGGTTTGGATTTAAGCACTTTGGTTCTATGCCGACAGAAGACCTGATGGATAAGATGCGGTATCTCGCTTATGGTGAACATTGTGATTTTATTATCCTAGACCACTTGTCTCTTGTCATTTCTGGTAATCAGACAGATAATGAACGAAAGGATTTAGACATCATCATGACTGAGTTAGCTGCATTCGTTAATGAATCTGGCTGTGGGGTGTTGTCTGTTGTTCACCTTAGCCGTAATAAGGGGAAAATGTCCTTCAATGAAGGGGGACAAGTGAGCTTGAATGACCTACGAGGTAGTGCAGCCCTAGAACAACTTAGTTGGAATGTCATTGCCCTTGAGAGGGATCAGCAAGGAGAAGAGAATAATGTATCGAAGATTAGGGTACTTAAGTCAAGAGAAGAGGGCTGGACTGGTGTAGCTGACACTTGTAGGTATGATTTTGATACAGGCAGGCTGCTTCCCTTAGATAAAATTAGTCTTAAAGGAGATTATTAAATGAACTTTAAAGTTGGAGATGTGGTTAGAGTTATTTCCGGTCTGCAATATGCAGTAACCACAAAGGGGAGTGTTGGCGTAATTACAAGCCTTTCTGATTTTCAGGCACTGATTAAGTTTTCAGAGATTGCCAGCCATTATCAAAGTTATGTGGGGGACACCTTCGCTATTAACCTAGCCCATGTTGAGCTGTTTGTCCAACTTCCGCTAGAAGTACAGGTGCTTAATAAGGTGAATCAAATTCATGCACGTCAGTTAAAGAGAGGTATCCTCTGATGACACTCCAAATTGGTGATGAAGTTGAAGTTATTAATGGCAGGGACTATTCAATTACAACTACAGGGAGCCAAGGTATTGTTACTGCCATCGAGGGGAATAATATACTCGTTCGTTTTACGTTAATCACTAGCGTATACACGGATTATCTAGGGTACGAGTTCGAGATCTCTAAGCCATGCCTTTCCTTTTTATGTTATAAAACCCCAATAGAACGGGTATGTGATAAGGTGAAGCTCATGCACTCACGTCAAGTTAAGAGAGGAGTTCTTTATGGTTAGGAAGGGCACAAAGATTGTCTTGACAAACCCCCAAACAACCATCTTTGAGATAGGCCTGAGGGGAGTTGTTGTAGGTAGGACTTGGGATGGCGCTTATGAGGTTGTGTTCGGGGGGTGTACCCAATACATTCGCAGAGATGAGTTTGAAACACTCAAGGACTACAACCTACCTCTTAGTAAGAAGATTGACAGAAAGATCAAACAGATATACTCTCGACAATATAGGAAAACTGGTCATGCCTACTTTGGATGATGTAGGGTATTTAGATATTGAATCTGATGATCTTTTATATTCTGCTAAAACCATTTGGTGTATTGTTACCAAGGTAAAGGGTAAGTATTATATATATCTTAAACATAGGTTAGAGGGGCTTTCTCCAAATCATGTGTATTATTATAGCATGGATGACTACTTAGAGCAAGTGGTTAAGGGGGTCGGTCATCTCGTGATTCACAATGGGATTAGTTTTGACCTTCCCCTACTTGCAAAGCTGCATAACTTCGAGTATAATATATCCTCAGAGAAGATTACAGATACTCATATCTTAAGTAGATTATACTACCCAGATCGAGAGGGGCACTCATTAGGTTGGTGGGGGGAGAAGCTTAGGTTTAAGAAGGGGGAGTACTCAGATTGGTCTAGGTTGACAACAGAAATGGTAGAGTATTGCATCCAAGACGTTAATGTACTTGAGAGGATTGATGCAGCCTTAAAAGAAGAGGCTAAAGGATGGGATTGGTCTGAAGCTATTAGCCTTGAGTATGACATCTGGCATGTCCAGATGAAACAAGAGATGAAGGGTGTGCTATTTGATGCAGCCAAGGCTGAAGAGTTGCTCGGGGTAGTTTCGGAAGAAATTGCCACAATTGAAGATAAGGCTATAGAGGAAATACCTATGAATTATAAGGATGAAGGTGAGGTTAGGAAGGTTTTCTTGAAGAATGGAGAGTACACACAATCTGTTAAAACATGGTTGGGGGCCGCATGAGCAAACAAGCATTAGAGCTGGCGCTTGAGGCGCTGGAAGAATATGAAACAACTGGGGTTGGTCTGCGCAGAGCTAAAGAAATCCTTGAAGAAGCGATCAAGACGCAGGATGACATGTTGGCCCTGCCATCCAACTCCACCGCTTTAGAGGCTGAATGCAAACGACACTATGAGCTAGGCAAGCAACAGCAGCAGATTCAGGACGATTTTGAGTGTGCCGAGTTAATCAGGCAGGCAAAGCGAGAGGCGTTGCTTGATGCGGCTGGTTATTTTCGGGGCATCAATGGTGCCGTGCTGTCCGGTACATCCTGTATGTCCATATTGCGCCAACTAGCCGAGGAGGTTGGGACAAGCCCAACAGAAACCAAATGAAATTATATGAACTACACCGTGGAGAGTGTTTTACTCTTAGGGAAAAACCACAGATTCCACCAGAAGCATACAACCCAGTGACATTGGATGGATTGTTTGTATTAAACAACATCGACGGGATGTATAGCCATGTGTCTGATACATATGGAAATGTTTATCATTTTGCAGCATGGACAGAGGTAGAGGCAATCAAATGAAACTATCACGCATTGATCAAATTGCTTTGAATGGAGCAACAGGAGAGCATTATAAGTATGAAAAGATTGCTGCAGAAATCGTTGACTCTATGGCCGATGATGCGCACCGCAGTTATAAGGAAGATAAGGCTGTAGTTATGAAAATTTTAGTGGAGAACTTCCCTAATGATGAGACGTAATGATTTTGCAGCTATAGCTACCATTATTCGAGAGTATAAGCTCCTCACAACCAATGAAGAACCTGTCTATGTAATGACAACCAAGCTATGTCAATATTTTAAACAATCTAATGCAGCCTTCGACAAAGAGAAATTCTTGAAGGCTTGTGGTTTTTATGGAGGCTGAGATGACTTGTGAACAATGTATTTATTGGGATAAGCTACAACACCTGAAGGATTATGGTGAATGTAATGCTCCTGTCCCTTACTGGGTCAATGGGGACGATATTACCTTTAAGTATATGGGGGAGCATTGTGCTTCTTTCCGAGAGGAGCAAGAGGATGGCTAATGTTTGGTTTACCTCTGACCTACACTTCGGGCATAAAAACATTCAAAAGTTTCGTCAAGAGGTTGCCTCAGAAGAGGATAATAGGAACAGGATTTCTCAAGATTGGCGGGGGTTGGTGACTAAAAGAGACATTGTGTATGTCTTAGGGGATGTAGCCTTCACTGCGGACACTGTATGCCTCTTTGAGACATTGCCGGGGATTAAGCATCTTATCCGAGGCAACCACGATGAGCTTGACACCCAAGTATATCTTGAATACTTTAATTCAGTGTATGGCCTGAAGAGGTATAAAGAGTTCTGGCTAAGTCATGCTCCTATTCACCCGGACGAGCTTAGAGGGAAGGTTAATTTACATGGGCATGTACACTATGCAGATATCCCAAACAGCCGATACTTTAACCTCAGTGTTGAAAGTTTGTGGAAGAGGGGGTATCCTAGCTTAGTTAGTTTGCAGCAGATTAGGGATTGTTATGGAAACACCTGTTGAAGAATGGGACAAGCCCGTAGAGGGGCCATTTTGCCGCCTGTCTTGGCATAAGATTAATCTTAATAGCCATGAACAAGTGAAGACCTACCTCCTAAGCAAGGGCTGGAAACCGGATGAATGGAATGTCAAAAAGGAGGGTGGCAAAACTGTTAAGACAAGTCCTAAGCTGACAGAGAGTAGCTTTCATACAGTAGAGGGGGAGATCCCTTCCCTCATTGCTAGACGAGCTATTCTTGTACATAGACAACGGATGTTAAAGAATGTTAGACGAGATGGAGAGGAGACAGGATGGTTGAATCAACTGAGAGAGGATGGGAGACTTGAAGCTAGGGCAATCCCTCAGGGGACGAACACGGGCAGGTTTACACACATTGGGGTCGTTAATGTCCCTAATGCTCACGCCGTTTATGGGTCTTCTATTCGTAGTTTGTTTATTGCCCCTGACGGCTATAGCTATGTTGGTGTCGATGCTGCTGCCCTTGAAGCACGAATACAGGCTCACTATGTTTCGCCGTACAAGGGAGGACAAGAGTTAGCAGACCTCTTGCTGAACGGAGATATCCATACAGAGAATCAAAAGCTTTGGGGTATGGCTGACAGGAATGACGCAAAGAGTCCCTACTATGCTCTTATGTATGGAGCGCAGCCTCAGAAGCTTGCTGATACTATGGGGTGTTCTCTCAGGGTAGCTACACGAAGGTTTGAGGATTTCTGGGCAACCTATACAGCCCTAGAAGAATTTAAGGCAGCCATCACTAAGGTGTGGGAGGATAGAGGAGGTAAGCGTGGGGGATTTCTAAAGGGGCTAGATGGCCGCAAACTCTTTGCCCGTAGCCCACATGCCCTAGTCAACCTAATGTTTCAATCTGGTGGCTCTATTGCCGTTAAGAAGGCCACTGTGCTAACAGACCAATGGTGTGAGGAGGCTGGCTTAGACAGTGTACAAGTGCTGCATTTCCATGACGAGTTCCAGAGGGAGACACTCAACAGAGATATAGATGTTGTATCTACCTTAGCAAGGGAGGCTTTTGAGAAGGCAGGGGAGTATTATAAACTGAGTGTACCTTTAGTGGGGGATGTAAAATTAGGCCGGTCGTGGGCGGAAACCCATTGACTTTTAACAAAAAGTGTGGTACACTTCTTGGGTTGTGTTAATCAACTTAAGAAAGGTACTTATGCAAAGGTTAAAAGATTTAACAGGGAATCGGTATGGTCGTCTCGTTGCATTGTCTTACGCAGGGGATAAGAAATGGGTGTGTACCTGTGATTGCGGTACAACCAAAGAAGTAGCCTCGCGGCATCTAGCAAGTGGGAGTACCCGTTCTTGTGGGTGTCTCCGTAATGAAGAGTCTGCGGCTAGGAGGGCGCTGGCATACGGAGAGGCTAGTTTCAATCACCTTTTACACTCCTATAAAAGCCGTGCTGCTCTTAAGGGGTTTGCCTTCACCTTGTCTAAAAAGGAGTTTGCAGAATTAGTTAACAGTGATTGTGAGTATTGTGGACAGCCTCCGTCCCGAGTATATTACAGTAAAGGGAGTGCTTCTCCTTATGTGTGTAATGGCATAGATCGTGTAGACAATACCCTAGGGTACACGAAAGAGAACTCGGCCCCCTGTTGCAAATTCTGCAATAGGGCTAAAAGTAATATGTCAAAAGACGACTTTTTAGACTGGATCGGGCGATTAGTGAGTCATAGAAATAGTTGCAAAGCAAACATAGAAGTAGTATAATAGATGTATCAACTTTTAAAAGGAATAGTTAAATATGTTGAATTTCGCAGAAACAAAGAAAGCAAAGAAGGATTTCGGGCGTCTTGAGGATGGTGCATACCCTGCTCGTGTGGTACAAATCCTCGACTTCGGTATGCAATATGCTACCGATTACAAGACAGGTGAAATCAAGAAGTATGACGATGGTAATGAGGTCATCCAACATAAGGTGTTTATCACCTTTGAGTTTCCCACTGAAACTATCGAGATCGACGGGGTTCAGAAGCCCCGTTGGCTAGGTAAAGAATTTAGTGTTTCCTCTCACGAGAAGAGTGCTTTGTTCAGCCTGCTGAAAGCAATTGACCCTAAGGGAGAAAACACAAATAAAGGACGTAATGTACGGGGTATGCTTGGCCTTCCAGCTATGGTTACGGTTGGCAGCACTAGCGGTGGTAAGGCCAAGGTTAGTTCTGTGTCGGGTGTTCCGAAGGGGATGCAAGTAGATGCACTACAGAACCCAGAAGGCTTCTTCGACCTAGACTCCGATGATGTTGCCACCTTTGAGTCTCTCCCTAAATGGATGCAAGAGCGCATCACTACAGGGATTGGGTTTGATGAAACTGCGTTCTATCAAGCTGTGAATCAGGTGGATACGGCTAAGGGGGATTATTAATGCTACTGTCTGACCTTATCAAACGACTGCAGTGGCTTTACGATAAGCTTGGGGATATGACAATTCATGGCTCTTTCTTTGATTGGAGGGAGGGAGATGGAGAAGTATGAACAACCCGGAGTGCGCCTTGTAAGTAAGGTGCCTACAAAGGCATTCAAAGACAACTACGAAGCTATCTTCGGCAAGAAGGAGAGTTGGCTAGACCGCAAGGAGAGGGAGGCTGAAATGCAAGAGAAGAGTCATGATGATTCACTGTGCGGATGACTAAAGCCCTCATTGACGGAGACATTCTTGTCTATGCCGTAGGGTTTTCTTCCGAGGAGGAAGACCTTGATGCAGCCATCCTGAAGATGGACACTCGTATTGATGAAATTACTTTTAATTGTGGGGCTTCTGAATATGTCGTATATCTCTCGGGTAGCAGCAACTTTCGTAAGCAGTTGTTTCCCGCTTATAAAGCACACAGGAAGCAACCTAAGCCGAAACATTACAAAGCTCTTCGGGAGTATCTCATCAACATTGAGGGGGCGGTAGTTTCGGAGAATGAGGAGGCTGACGACCTGTTAGGGATCAATCAGGGAAGAGAGACGGTCATCTGTTCAATTGATAAAGACCTCCTCATGGTGGAGGGCTGGCACTACAATTGGAATCGGGATGAGGTTGTAGAGATCACCAAGGCAGATGGGCTGAAGAATTTCTACCGACAGCTCATCACAGGAGACTCTACGGATAATATACCCGGACAGCATGGCATTGGGCCTAAGAAGGCTAATGACATTCTAGAGGGGTGTGAGACAGTGGAGCAATACAATAAGGTGGTGTTCGACAGCTACAAGAAGCACTTTGACTATTGTTCTGAGGGGGATATTCTGAAGCACATCAATATTATTGGCCAGTTGTTGTATATTCGTAGGAAAGAGGGAGAGGAGTGGAATTTTGAGCTTTGATAAATTAGATGGACGTTTTGTTCAATACGAGCGAAGAGAGGACTCAGACTTCTTCTTTATCAACTACCGTAATTTTTCTTTCGATGGTTTTTACATAGAGGATGACATCAAGAAGTTAGACACTTTTGGCTACCTCCTTGCTCTTCGTCTCGATGAGATGCTCAGAGATCTTGATGCACGGCAAAAGGTATGAGTAATTGGAGTGAAGGCAGGCTTAAAACATTCATCACCTCTCTCCTTCGTGCAGGGTTCAGGAAATACCCTGCCAAATATGAAACCCTGAATGCAGCTAAGAGGGGGAAGAAGGTCAACCCTGCTTCAGGGAGGATGGCTGAACACTATGAGTGCAACAAATGTAAGAAGCATTTCCCCTTAAGAGATGTACAGGTGGACCATATCCTCCCCGTCGTCTGCCCTAAGGAGGGGTTTCAGGGGTGGGAGGTTTACATTAGCAGGTTGTTTTGTGCAGCTAAGAATCTACAATGTCTTTGCACTACGTGCCACAATGCCAAAAGTAAAAAAGAGGGGGAGGGAAGAAAACGTGCCCGTTTGCACAAAATGTAAAGAGGAGAAAGCGGTAGGAGAAATGTCCCTTGATGCCAGTCGAAAGCACGGCATCAGTAGTTGGTGTAAATCGTGCAGAAGTGATTCAGCCCGAAAATGGAGTTCTCAAAACACAGAAAGACTTCATAAAAATCGTACGGATTGCTATCATAAAAATTACTCCTATGAAAAGGCAAGGGACTACTCCTTAAGATATAGGTATGGTATAACGCAGGAAGATTATGACCAGCTATTAGAGTCCCAAGGACATTCTTGTGCAGTTTGTAAAAGGCCTGCATCAGAGGCGACTTACCATTTTCATGTAGACCACGACCATGAAACAAGGGAAGTTCGAGGGTTATTGTGTGCTCCTTGTAATGTATATCTAGGCTATATCAAAGATAGTTCAGATGTTCTACATAATGGTGTGAGTTATTTAAGAAAGAAAAGGACAAAGAAATGAATGTATATGTGAATTGGATTACTGGCTTCATGCTGGGTTTGGAGTTTTATAATGAAGATGATATTGGTAGTGGCCTTATCATTGATTTGGGTATTGTTCGTATTCACTTTGAGGTGGCCAACGATGAATAACAGGCTACACAACTGTACAAATCCCCATCAAGGGAAAGCTAAACGAGTTCTTTGCGTTTGTTCCGCAGGTTTGCTACGCAGCCCAACAGCAGCTAATGTGCTGCATCGGGAGTTTGGCTACAACACAAGGGCTTGTGGTATCTCTGAAGAATATGCCCTGATTCCTGTCGATCACGTGCTATTGTTTTGGGCTGATGAAATTGTAGTAATGGAGGCTTGGATGAAGGACGCTCTCCCCAAGGAATATGAAGGCATTGTCCATGTCCTAGGTATTCGGGACAGCTATGGCTTTATGAATGAAGAGCTTCAGAAGGAAATCTTAGAGAAGTATATAGGGAAGGCTTTGCCAAAAGGGACTACGGTTTATGAGTAAGAAACATTTGGTTCTACCAGATATTCAGGCTAAGCCCGGTAATGATTTCACATTCTTGAACCGTATCGGGCAATACATTGTGGACAAGAAGCCTGATACAATTGTATGTATCGGGGACTTTGCAGACATGCCTTCTTTGTCGAGCTACGACAAGGGCAAGAAGTCTTTTGAGGGTCGTAGGTACCTCGCTGACATTCAAGCCAGCCATGAGGCTATGGATGCCCTTCTTGAGCCTCTTGTGGAGTTTAACCTGAAGGCTAAAAGGAACAAAGAGAAGCAATATTACCCTCGGATGATTCTTACTCTCGGTAATCATGAACAGCGTATTGTTCGGGCTACAGAACTTCAGCCTGAACTTGAGGGTGTCCTTGACCTGAGTCATCTTGAGTATGAAGACTATGGTTGGGAGGTCTACCCTTTCTTGGAGGTAGCATATGCTGATGGAGTCGCTTATAGTCATTACTTCACTTCAGGGGTACTTGGTCGTCCTGTTACAACAGCAAGGGCATTGCTTACTAAGAAACACCAATCTTGCGTAATGGGCCACGCGCAGACAATGGACATTGCTACTGATTACCGTGCTGATGGAACCCCTATCCTTGGGCTATTTGCTGGCTGTTGTTACGAGCACAATGAAGATTACCTAGGGCCACAAGGTAATGCACACTTCCGTGGGGTGCATATGCTCTACGAAGTGGTCAATGGAAGCTTCTATCATCATGCTGTTAGTTTGAACTACCTGAAAGATAAGTATGAATTGTGATAACAATCAAATTGGAGGAGCACATTACGTAGCTAAGGCTGTCCAACCTTGGGCTGCAATGGAGTCTTGGATGACCCCTGAGCAGTTTGAGGGGTACCTCCGAGGGAATGTCATTAAGTATGTAGCCCGTTACCCTGATAAAGCGGGGCTGCAAGATTTACAAAAAGCAGAGCACTACCTACAGAAGTTAATTCAATTAAAGGAATCAAATGTTTCAATTTATTAAGACAGATCGTGACGGCCAAATTGCTCATACCTATGAAGTTGAAGATGTTACATGGACGGAGGTTACGGAACTCTTTCAGCAATTTCTTTCTGGTTGTGGCTACAACTTCAAGCAAGGTTTTGATATGGCCTCTATCCTTGAAGATGCTCATTTTGAAGAGGCTGCCAAGAAACCAGCTACACAATCTCACAAGCCTAGTGCTAATGCCAAACTTCCCTTTGGCCTAGGAGACTTCCGATAAATGGCTGGCCCTGAGTGGGCTTCCTTCACCTTCCCCCCTTTAAATTTATGGAACATGCCTAAACATGCAGAGATTGTTAGGTTGATTAATGAGTATTATTATGAGCACTGGAAACATCTGTGGGAGGAGGAGCTAGATGACTAAGGAAGAGGCTTGTGCAGCATGGCTCAGGGAGCGAGGTGGCTTTAGCACTACATGGCAAGATCTTTGGAACGGGGCCTGTGCATGGCAAATGGCCCAAGATGCCAACCTTGTTGCAGCCTTTGCTACAGTTGAGTGCAACCTTGCTAACACAATCAAGGAACAGTATGAATATGACTTTTGAGGATATTTGTGACTGCATCCGAGTCACACAAGATACAGACTGGTTCATTGATCGGTTTGAGATTAGCATTGAAGATATGGTGGATAAGTTTAAAGAGCTTATTCAAGAAGAGAAAGACATTCTTCCCTATGACTTAGGGATGGAAGAGATGCCAAACGAATATGAGGATAGATGAATGCGTATAAATAAAGTGTCAATTGTTATCGAGAGTGTAGACGAAGAGAATGCCTCTGTAAAACTCATCACAGACCCTACTCCGGGCGAGGATGAGGAAATTGAGGACACCCCTGCTGTGCTGCTAGGATCAGGGATTTGGGATGTTGTGCAAGAGTATCTAGATAATGTTGCATTTGATGGTGCAGGGATGGGGAGTACGCTTCAGTGAGTGAACTAGGTTCTTGCTCTATCTGCGGCAAGAAGATACACTTGCGGGCAATGATTTCTAGGACTGCCCTACGGGAGGTGGGTTTAACACCGCAAGGAGAAGAACCTATAGGTTTGAATCTTTGTGTTAGTTGCTTAGACTCTCTACTAGTTCGTTCAAATATGCAATGGAAAGAAAAGGAAACAAATGAGTGAGTACGGCCCACAACTAGCAGTATCAGAAGAGACTCATCAACGTAAGCACAGGCTTACAGGAGAGAGTTTCCGAGAGGCAATGAGTCGGATTGCCAACATCCTCTCAGACACCCCTCAGCATTTCTATGCTTACCGAGATGTTCTTCTAAACCAACGGTTCCTCCCCGGTGGCCGAATCCAATCTGCCATCGGAAGCCCTCGTAAAACAACAGCATTTAATTGTTACGTCAGTCGTACTATTGACGACAGCATGAATGGAGTTATGGAGGCTGCACATGATGCAGCTAACACCATGCGGTTAGGCGGGGGTATTGGTTATGACTTTTCTACCATCCGGCCACGAGGGGATTTGATTGTCAGCCTAGATAGTAAGGCATCTGGCCCCCTGAGCTTTATGGGCATCTTTGATGCTGTCTGTAAGACGGTAGCTAGTGCAGGGATGCGTCGGGGTGCTCAGATGGGTGTCCTGCGTATTGATCACCCTGATATTGAAGAATTTATCGAGTCAAAGACCAACTCAACTAACCTAACCCAGTTTAATATCTCGGTAGGGGTTACAGATGAGTTCATGAAGGCGGTAGAGGAGGATACTCTCTTTGAACTTAAATATCAGGGTAGGGTCTATAGTCGGGTGAATGCTCGGTATCTCTGGGATAAACTTATGCGAGCTACTTGGGATTGGGCTGAACCCGGCATCCTCTTCATTGATCGTATTAATGAGATGAATAACCTTTGGTACTGCGAGACAATTGCTGCAACCAACCCTTGTGGTGAACAGCCGCTCCCCCCTTATGGGGCCTGTCTATTAGGCAGCTTCAATCTAGTGAAGTATATTACGGAAACTCGCCCTAAGCATTATAAATTTAACTGGGATCAGTATGTTGCTGACATTGCAGTTGTTGTTCGGGCGCAGGACAATGTCGTAGATAACACTGTATTCCCCCTTCCGCAACAAGAGACAGAAGCTAAGAATAAGCGACGTATGGGGCTGGGTTATACAGGATTGGCTAATGCGGGTGAAGTTTTAGGCTACACCTATGGTAGTGAGGGCTTCTTGAAGTTTCAAGAGAAGGTGAGTAAGACTTTGGCTAATGAATGTTATCGAGCCTCTGCACTGCTAGCTATCGAGAAGGGAGCTTTCCCCCTCTTCGATAAAGATAAGTACATGCAAGGTAAGTTTATTAAACTACTCTCTCCTGACGTACAAGAGTTAATTTCTGCTCATGGTATTCGGAATAGTCATCTTGTTTCTATTGCCCCTACTGGTACGATCAGTCTTACGGCTGACAATATCTCCTCTGGTTGTGAGCCTGTATTCAGCCTGTTCTATGATCGAACTATCTTAGATGATAATGGTGATAAGGTTATTGAACGAGTCTCCGATTATGGTTACCGGACTTGGGGGGTTGAAGCTAAAACTGCAGACGCTTGCACGGTAGACGAACATCTTGATGTTCTAATCACTGCATCTAAGTGGGTGGATAGTGCTGTCTCTAAGACCCTTAATGTGGGGGAAGATGTTACATGGGAGGTCTTCAAGAGCATCTATATGAGGGCTTGGAAATCAGGCTGTAAAGGATGTACTACATTCCGGGCAGCAGGGAAGCGGTATGGTATCCTCAACAAGATTGATGTAGACGAGGGAGCAGCTTGTTATTATGACAAAGAAACAGGAAAGAAGACGTGCGAGTGACTTTACCGAGAGTAAAGAAGTGGTTATGAAAAGCACAAGAAAGAAGATTGTTATAGACCCTGAACAACCTACTTGGGTTTGTCACAAGTGTGGGGTTAAGTATGGAAGCTTCAGGTGTGGGATTGCTACTTGGCATAATGACACTTGTGGGGTTTGTGGGAAGGAGGCTGCAGTGACAGAGCCTAGAGATTTTGGATATTTACTAGCTGGTTGGAAACAACGACAGGAGGAATCAGATGAAGCTTAGTATCGTAGGTGATATCCCGGAGGGGAAAGAGGGGGGTCGTCTTCGTATCATTGACACCTTCGTGCAAGACCATAAAGGAGGCGGTGGGGTGGTGCTGTGTGCAGGTTCTATGCGCCTGCTTCACGTCACCGATAAGTATGCTAAGGATAAGGGGTATCCCTCTATCATCTTTGGGAATGCCACAGAGCTTGCCATCCTTAATGCAGACAAGGTGTTGCTCTTGTGGAGCAAGGCTTATGACCTAGAGGATCTTGTGGTGTTATGTAAGAAGTACAAGAAACCTCATATGGAAATCCGGTAGTCATTTCCTCTGAAATAGCCGATCATTCTCCTTAGCTTGGTCGGTCATCCTTTCCTCCATCCTGTCTAGCTTTGCTAACACAGGGTGGACGGCCTCTTTAAATCCTTCCTTAACATCCCGAATAACTTCCCTGAAGTCTGTCTGCCTAACATAATTAGACGGAAGCTCCTTCTCTAGTGCGCTGAAGTCTTTTNNCACAAAACTCTTACAAACCAACCCAATACGGCTGTTAGTACATAGCCGAGCCATTTCATAAATTCTAGTTCCACAACTATTTCCTCATGAGTTCTTTTCGTTTCTCTTCTTGGGCTTTGGCTCTCCGTGCTGCGGCCTCTTCTCCAAATGTTTCAGTAAAGACTTCTTTTTGTGTCTTCCCCTTCTCCTCATATTTTGCTTTGGGTTCTTCTGTAGGTTTGGCAGCCATCT